AACTCTTGACGTTTAGATGCATGTTCAACAATCCATATTTGGTCTATCTCATTAGCAGTTTTAAATACTTCTTTTTCNTCATCGGTTAGTATATCAAGGTGTTGAACTGAACCTTCTTTACCTGCTATGTCTTTCCATAAAACATTTAACTCATCTTTCTTTAATCCCTTGTCTTGTAATACTTCTTCTAAGTACTTGTTTTTGACTTGGAANGAACCGGAAAGAGTTTTGTGCGTATAAACATTAGCCCTGTATGGCTCAATCGAAGGAGACGTACCACCACATATGATGCTAGAAGAAGCATTAGGAGCAACAGCGAGTAGATGAGCATTACGCTTACCGCTACCGCTGATATCAGGTGACTCACCACGTTCATCAGCAAGTCGTTCAGTTGCTCTAACCGAATGTCTTTTAATGTGTTTAAATGCTTTGTAATTAAAGCCCGTAGCAAAGATACCCTCAAATGGAATCCTGCGAGACTGGAGATACGAATGGAAGCCCATTGCACCGAGACCCAACGACCTTTCTCTATAAGCAGAGTAGGCAGATTTAACAAAGCTGTCTTTGCCTGGTTTAATATGTTTTTGAAATCTTTTAAAGTTTGCATTATATTCTCCTAAGTTATTTGTATCAACAGCGTTATCAATATAATGTTGTAGCACGTTGTCAAGCATGGTAATTAAATCATCAATGAACAAAGGATTCTCACTCCATTCATCAAAGTATTCTAAGTTTACTGAAGACAAACAACACACCGCTGTTCGTTCTTCATTAGTAGGTAAGGTAATCTCAGAACAAAGATTGCTCTGTTTGATTTCTAAACCTAAATCTTTTTGTTCTTTGGGTAATGCTTCATTACATGTATCTATATTAATCATATAGGGCTCACCTGTCTCTGCTCTTGCATTAATAATTTGCCACCATAAGTCTCTAGCATTAACAATCTTAGTAGGCTCTTTAGTCTTAGGGTCAATCAATCTAAAGTCTGAATCTTCTTCAACAGCTTTCAAGAACTCATTGGTTATGTTAATACCATTATGAAGATTAAGATTCTTACGGTTAATATCCCCGCCTGATTCTTTACGCATGTTAATAAACTCTTCAATCTCTGGATGTGAAATATTTGTATAAGCTGCATAGCTACCACGTCTAGTAGTGCCTTGATTAAAAGCTAACATCTCTGAATCAACCACATGCATAAAAGGAATAGACCCAGTAGACTTACTACCTCTAGATGTAGAGATTCCGTTACTTCTAATATCTCCCCAATAACCACCGATACCTCCACCAGAACTTGCGAGGTTGGCGTTTTCTTTAAAGTGGTCCGTTAATTCATCAATTGAATCTCCAACATAGTTTAGAAAACAACTAATGGGAAGACCTCTTGTTGTTCCTCCATTGGAAAGTATTGGTGTAGAAAACATAAACCAAAGATTAGAAGAATAATGATAAAGTCTTTGAGCTAATTCAAAATCTGTATGACCTTTGTAAGTTGCTCCGAAGACTGATGCTCTAGCAAATGCTTCTTGTGCATGTGTTTCATGCTCCCATAAATATCTATCCTTAAGTGTATCAAGACTAAACTTATCTAATAGTTTTTCATTACTGTAATTAATTTTTATACCAAGATATTCCTTGATACCTACTTTATCTTCAATCATTATTTGTTTCCTTATCGTGTATGTTTAACATTATTATACCATAGTGTAGTATCTTTAATAAATCTTTTTTGTTTTTACCTTCTTTATTTCCATAGCGTTTAGCATACTTCATAATGTTTCCAATACAAAAACCTTCGCCATGTCCAGAGTCAATAATTATATCTGTTGCTTGATACTTATCAGAAGCATAATGCTCACTGTATGTACCATCAATGTATCCTTTAAGTTCTTGTATTGAATGTCCTTCATTAAATTTATAGCTCATCATTTCTCCAATCATTAGGTAAAGTATCTTCACTGTACCATCTAAAGTTATTTGTTTCAGCCCATTCAGCATGGGTACGTTTTGTTCCATCTTTTCTAACGGTAGCTCCAGGCATAGGAGAGAAAGGTTTTTGAAATAAAAAGACTAACTCCATATGTTCTGGTAAAGCTTTTCTAATCCAAACATATTTACTATATTCAGCGTGGTCCCAGAACCGGCCTTTAGCTTCTAATAAAATAGTTTTATATTGAAATGTTTTAACAAAATCTACTTCATATTTTTTGTCAATAATATATTTAATAGCTTCAAAGTGATGTGCCCAATCTTTTAAAATTGTTTGGTGTATATTGTATTCCCAATTACTATCATATCCTTTAGGAACATTAACCTTTTTAGGTCTAGGTTTTCTAGGAACTCTCTTAGGCATTAGTGAACTACCCTATCTAGTTTGTCTTCAACATGTGCAGATAACAAAGTTGATAAGTCTTGTAGTGTTTGGTTATCAAAACCATCTAGTGATTCACCTTCTTCTTTTAATACTTCACCCATAGCTATAATTGCTTTTTCTAAATCAGATTTCATTTGTTAAGTCCTCGACAGTTATGTCATTTAAGTTTTTAGTTTTAATTAATTTTTTAATTTTTTGAATAATCCATTTCAAAGAAAAAGATGATAGCATAAATTTACCATTGGCAAAAATATGAGTTTCTTTTGGAACTAAATCATAAGCTTGTTGTAATGTAAGTTTGTTTGCTTCTTCTTCTGGGATTAAAGTTTTAACCCAATCAACTAATAAAACTAAAGATTTTTTTCTAATTGCTTTTGCTTTTCTACCATTCATAATATCTCCTGAACGTTTGGAATTTTCTGTACATCAGTAAAGTAAACTGGCCCTTTAGCATATTCAAAAACTCTTAAGCCTTGACCATCGTTTGATTCTTTATGACATTCATATTTGTACGGACACCAATTACACTCCCTTGCAATTTTCATATTACCACTCTTGCCTTCTGGAACAGGGTCATAGCAAAAGATAGGTGGTGTTTTTCTTTTAATAATTTTCTTTATTGTTTTAATTTTCTCTTTGATGTTAGGTTTATCTAACTCTTCTGGTTTAAATAAAGTTAGCTCTCCAGATTCTTTATTTAAAACTAAGAACCCACCCTTAGATGTTTGCTCTGCTTCCTCATAACCTGCAAGTTGTGCTAAGTATCCGAAGGTATCTGACTCTACAAGTGTGCCATCTTTAAACTTTTTAAAAGCAAAACTAGAAGCAGTTTTTACATCTACTACTTCACCATCTATCTTACAGTCCATGTGACCTTTGATGCCGCTGACTGATACTTCTTTTTGTTGTGAGTCTAGCTTATGTCCAGATAGTTTAACGAAAAATAAAACCAATACTTCTAATAGATGTCCATATAAAAACTTAATTAAAGTACTCGGTTCAAACTCAGTGATTCCTTCTTTCTTTAAGTTCATGTCATACCACAACTGTCGTTGAGGTTTACCGATGTTAGACATACGAAGAGTATTAACATTAACTTTATCTGCACCCCTAGGTGTAGCCCATTGTTTTAAAGCAGCTGCCATGTCCTCACCAAAAACTTTTAAGTCTTTATCAGTTAGTTTGATATCCTGGCCTTTGGTTAAAGCTGAGATAGTAGAGTAAATATCCTCTACAACTGTATCAACTGTTTTCTTTTTTGCCATCTTCAAACTCCTTGAATGCTTTAATCACATCAGATGAGAAAAGCTTTTGTAAATTAACTAAGTACATTTGACTTGCGTTATGGTCTCCACCGGATACAGTTCTAAATGTATCAAGCTTGTCAACAATAGTTCTAAGAACATCTGTTTTAAACACAAGGGTACAGTACTCATTGTCTCCGATACAAAGATTGTGAAACCAATAGTCTGACTCGGTAGCTTTAATACCAGAAGGTTTACCATAGCTTTGATATTCAATAGCTATGTTCCCCGTCTTCATCCACATACCACGTTCAGATTTAACTTCTACTTTTTTGTCGGTGAGCATTGCTGCTACTTTATCTTCTCTTATTGTACCGTACTGTAAATCTATATCAAACTTCTTTCTGTTTTCTTTAGTGGGTTTCACTCCAATTACCTCCTACTTTGTATTCACCATCCATAGGACAACGAAGTTTTAAATGTTCACCTG